TGTAACCACTTCCACCAGTTAATAGTTGTATATCAGTAAGTTTAGTCCCTGTTACCTTAACGTCTAATATTTGAGCACCCACAGGATCAATAATACGACATCTAGGAGGAGTTACATATCCTCTACCAGGAGAAATCATTTCAATCCTGTCTACTCTACTCTGATCATCTAAAATTGCTACAGCAGATGCTCTAATACCAATAGGATCAGCAGGTTCATCAATATAAACTATTGGTGGTGTAGCGTAGTTAAGACCTCTTGTTAATACTGTAATAGATCCATCAACTACCTTACCATTATCATTTAGATCTATTTGTGCGTCAGAAATAGTTGCACCACCAGGATTTGTAAAACTTATGGATGGAATAGAATCATATCCAGAACCTGATGATTGAACGTTGATTGCTGTAACTTGACCACTAGCATCATCAACAGTTACAGTTGCTTTTGCTATAGAACCAGAAGGATCGGCAGGTGTATCAAATACAACTATTGGTGGGTTTGCAGATGTATAACCTTGACCACCATCAATTAGTTGTACATTTTTTATACCGTTTATAAGTGCTTGAGCAGTTGCTTCTTTACCAGAAACACCTACAGGAGTTAATACAGTTACTTTTGGTGTAAAATTAATTCTATATCCACTACCACCATCTTTTACTATTAAATCTGTAACTTTATTATCATTGACTCTTGCAATAGCAGAAGCACCTTTACCAAATTGAGGTGCAATAAGTTCTACAGATCTAATTGTGACTTTATCACCGTCAGAAACTGCTTCTTTAAGTATTAAGTGATCGTTATATACTGTAAAATCTGTAAATGCAGTTTTAACTACACCGTTTACTGCAATCAAACAAGAAATTGTAGATAATGGAGAGTATGGAGCAGTATTTCTTCTTAAAGGTAATATTTTTGCACCATCAAGAGACAAATCTATATTAAGTGTGTCTAAAACTCTAACAGGAACACTTGTATAACCTATAAGATACTCAATTTTAGTTATTTGAGTAGATCCAAGAGTATTTGTGGGTGGAGTCTGGAATCTAATATTTGACCCATCAAGAAAATAGTCAATATTAGGTTCTAACTGCAAACCATTTACTATAACACGTAAATATTCGACAGAGTTTGGTGTTATTGGTGTTCCAAGTAATTTTAATTCAAAACTTGTTTTTACACCATCAAACTGTGTTCTTATATTTTCTAATTCTTGTATTTTTTTATCAAATTCTACTTGGTTGACACCTGGAGTGAATACAACCTCTGGAGATTTTGTTGTTTCTTCATAAAATATAATTTCATTATCAATCTTGATAGTTCCGTCTTTCTCAAGAAAATTATCAACGGTCTCTACAGTAATATTTTGATCAGCAGCACCAACACGATCTAATACAACAGATTCAGATGAAATAAAGTTAGGATTATATTCTTCACTCGAAATATCTGTATAACTCAGTATATTGTTTAATATATCATACGGTTTACCACTTTTCTCCTGTGACTTGTAGTATTGTACTAACAAGTCTACAAAAGACTGATCCTCTTCTTTTATAAACGCAGGGATCTGGTCCTGTAACCGTTGGGATACCTTAACTGACTTCATCTCTTATTATTCTTGGTGCTTTAGAAGCAAGTGTCAAACTCAGGGTAATCAAATACCGTGGTTGGATAATCAATTATATTTATCGAGGTTCCGTCAAAGTTGATTGGAGTAAAATCTAACGGATCGAAGTTTGGAACGCTAGTTCCATCAATGGTGTAGTCTATAGTGATTACTTGTGGGTTGAAAATAGTTGGATCTACACCAGTTCCTATATTTACATTACCACTATCTAGCAGAACTGTAACAGGAATACGTGATGTTCCATCAGGAGTGCTTGCTACGTTTATAGGACCTAGACAAACTTCTCCAGTTTTATAATTAACAGTTCCAACACCAGACTTAAGAATAACTTCTTTTTCATCTAGTTTTGTAACCATTATTAATTCACCTCTACCATTATCTCTCACATTCACTGGTAAAAGAGCACTTGTATCATTTTCTACAAATGTACTAATACTTAATACTGAATTTGTTGTTAACTGTTGAGATGATACAGCAAGATCTAATAACGCATCTGTGTAACCTGTAGAATAAAATGTTCCACTCTTTACAGCAGAAAATTTAGGACTACATACTGCCACACCATCACTAGAATTACCAGAACCAATATCACCAGGATTTACAATAGCATTACCAAAATCTACACATTGAGTGAATGTAGAACCAAATGGGAATCCAGATACATTTAAACCAAGTGTCATTGTTGTCTGATTACCAACAATACTATTTTGAGATTGATCAATCATTGTTTGGAACGCAGATGTGTCAATCCTTCCATTAAATCTATTTGCAGATCCTTGTGTATTAAAGTCATCAATAGCACCAAGAACTCTAGATGCCAATTCATTATTTGATAAGTTTGTTGATGTACCGTCAAAGAACACATATGTCTTAGGACGTATGTATAGAGTTGTAGGATCGATAATTACTGGTTCGATCGCTGCCATAGAATACTTCAATAAATCATTCTTGATACGTTTCTTGGTAGTAGCGTTTAACGCTGCACCAGATTTAGTTTTTACAGCAACAAATACTTTTCCATATACAGGTGGGTAGACTCTTTCTCCACCATAAGCAGTAACAGACTTTGCTTGAGGATAAACCAGTTTAGTAACATACTCATAATCAGACTCCGTAACTGCTCTGTTTTGGGCACTGAATGCCCTTGGAGCGTTGTACTTGATGGATATAACATCTTCTCCCGCTTCACCGTCCTGAGAGGCATCTACGGTTGCTATAGAGATGTTTGCAGCAGGTACATTGCGACCAGTATTATCTGTTACTCTACCTATAAAAGTAAACTTCTTACAACCATTTGCTTCTGGTCCATTAGTTCTAACATATTTAAGTCTTATAACCTCACCCGCTATTAACTCTCTACCTATAATACCATCACCAAATATTACAGTATATCTAAGATCATCCGTTTCTTCTAAGAAATAACCACGAGTTGTACCATCTACATTTACAATATTTGTAATTTGGTTGTAAGTATCTATTTCTTCACTTTGAGCATTAGGTGAAATAGACACATAAAGTAAGTCTGTATCTACATTGTCAACAGGAATCTCGTATTTTCTTTTTTTAACGTCAGTTACGTTGTACTCATACTCTAATAAATTACCTTGATATATTACTGTTTTATTAAATGTTGCAAGACCAGTCTGCTGATCTACCATAGAAGTGATTGGTTGTGGAACTGTGAATGTATATGCTTGACCATCAACAGCAGATACAAATACATCGCCCGCAGGAATAGTTACGGTAGATGGATATGTTGTTCCTGATCCAAGAAAACTTGTTTGCACTGCAAATGCAACACACGCTTTTGCTGCTTTTATTGATCTAGGTGTATAATTTAATTGTTTTGCTATCTTTACTACGTTGTCTCTTATTGTTGCCGACTCTAAAAATGCTTCATTCATCGCCATATTAGCGTTGAAAGCAGAATAATAAGTATTGTATGCTAATACGTCTAGAAGATATGACGCAGCAGATCCATCAAAGTCGTAATCTGTAAATTCTGTTCTAGTTCTTAGATACGATTTGATGGATTCTTTTATCTCTCCAAAATCAAGAGATGTTAAATTTGATGGTATTGCGGGCATCTATACTTGCTCCAGTAAGAAATCAACGGTTTGCACTAAAGTTTCACCAATAATCTTATAGTCAAGTTCAACACGGAGACTGTTATCATCTTCTGGATCTTGCTGTACTCTAACCGAACGAACATTTATTCTAGGTTCTAGTCTTGTGCAAACGTTGATGATTTCTTCTTTAATGTCTTGTGCAACAAAAACATCATATGGTTCAAATAATAGTTCTCTTAAACGTGATCCAGTCTTAGGTTGAAATGGTCTTTCACCCATTCCAGTTAATACTAAATTACGGACTGACTGTTTAATAGCGTTTTCATTCTTAACAGTAGTAAAATCCTCAGTATTTGGATTTGGTTTCATCAAAATACTGAAGTCTTTAAATGCTCTACTAAGTTGTCGTTCTGCTCTGAACTTGTACGCCATTACTCAAAACTTTTATTTGTTTTAAGTATTTATCACGTTCGGGCATAGTTACTAACCACTTGCCACTTTTGACAAATTCTTCACTCATATCAACTCGAATCATTTACCCTGTCCTCGGTAACGTTTTTTTGCTGCATTACGAGAAGTTGCAGAATACTTGCTGTGCTGTCCTCTGCCCTGTCTTGTTTTTGTAGGTTTGGATTCAATAGTTTGACCCATACTGAAAGTTTTTGCCATAGTAATAATGTAGTTTTATAAGAGGGCACTCCTTCTACGTGGAGATCTTTTGTACTCCCTCAGTGTGAATGACTGTAATCTATATCTATATCAATACCAGAACAATCTGGTATTTCAAGATTGTCATCTTCTTGACCTTCCATCATCTTTTCTATCCACTCTTCAAACCTTTGTGACTTTCTAGTTTTTTCCATTTGAGTTAACCACAGAGAACAGTAGGAGAACCGTAGGCAATAACTGATTTGCAAGGCCAAGATCTAAATCTAGGTCCCACACCCAGTGGATCTAAGATTCTAGCGACTCGTCTTTTAAGGGCGAATACAGTATATGTAGTCGCTGTAACAACCCTTTCGTGTCCAATACCACCTTTATCTTCGATCGTTAATATACTTCCTCCAAAAGGTGTGGGTATAATACACATCGCTTTTCCGCACGGGCAAGTGTAATTTACTATATTCGTCGTAATTGATCTGTGTTGGATAAATGAATCCATTTCCAACATAATGGGAAGTTTATTTACTAACACTGTTGCTCTTAGCGGAGATAAACCGACTAGAGGTATCATTGGTGTGGGTGGCCACCAACAAGTTTTGTTTTTTAACTCAATAGTAAATGGTATAGGTGTACTTCCGCAAGGTTGAGTGTTATGAATAGTTGCAGGTATAGGAATCCCGTGTCCACTACAAGGTAGACCATTGTGACTTGCTACTGGGAGTTTTCCTGGCATTAGAAAGATGCGTCCGCGTAATTTTCTGCTGATTCATTAACTACGGTGTAAGTAAGATCCTCTGTAAAATAAGATCTGTATATCCTACCCCAAATAATGTCAAACTCAGATTGATTTAGATCTTTGAATAGACAATTTTCTTTCAAATAGATGTGATAAGTTTTTGTCATTAATCGAACCTCAAGTCACATTCATCAAAATAAGGGTTTCCGTAATTGTTCATAGTGTCATCTAGTAACTTTGAACCTGCTGTAGAATAGTTCCTATAAAGTAAACTTCCTTCATAGGGACCCATTTCTATATAGTTGTCCGCATTGATTAGGTTAGGGTCTATAGAAATAGCAGCGTGTACAACCTCATATAGTGCTTGACAACTAGAAAAAGGCGAATCACTACAAAGATCAGTCTGTGCAAGTGCGTTACCACTTCCGTCATATCCCTTATTAACATCTAGTACACCATCTGTAACAAAGTTGTGCCAACACGGGTTTGGTAACTTCCCTCCACTACAACTAGGTAGACTTGCGGAGTTATAGTTGTATATCCCCGCATTTCCACTAAATTGAAATGTTTGTGCGGAATAAGTCTGAACATTACTTCCCAACCACGTCGCTAATTGATCTAATTCCGTAAATCCCGCGTTTAAGGCATAATCAAATGTGTTTTCATCACCAGATAAAGGTACAAATGCGTATTGTCCTGCGGAAGTCTCATAACATCTACCCTCTGCATCTCCTTGCTTACAAGGATGAGATTTCTTAGGTGCATTGTTTACTGTAATCAGTCTAGGACGTGTCAAAGTAGGTGGAGGTAG